CTGTTATCTGTGTATGGTTAACCTCTATGGGTATCTGCACAATGGCATTCAACCTTAACGGTTTCAACTTCAACCAGTCTGTCGTAGACACATCTGGTAAAGTAGTTCCTACATGGGGTGATGTTCTTAACCGTGCCAATCTTGGTATGGAAGTGATGCACGAGCGTAATGCACACAACTTCCCACTTGATCTAGCATCTGCTAGTGAGACAGAAGTTGCACTTGTTGCTCCTAGCATTGGTTGATAAAAATCCAACAACCTGATACAATAAGGAGACCCTCACAAAAGGGTCTCTTTTTTTATTTCTTTTTTATAGATACTCTAGGTAAATTATTCTTATGAAAATATTTTTAGACACAGCAGATGTCTCAACTATTCTTACACACTTTGAGACTGGTCTGATTGATGGAGTGACAACCAACCCAACTCTGATTATGAAGAGTGGTAGAGATCCTGAAGATGTGTATCAGGAACTCGCTGAAGCAGGGGTAAGGGACATTAGTATGGAAGTAGTAGGAAGTCGTGATGAGATGACCTCTGAGGGTCGTAGGCTTGCCACTAAGTTCCAAGAAGTAGCAACTATAAAGGTTCCTTGTACACCAGATGGTCTTTATGTTTGTAATCAGTTAGCAAAAGACGGTACAAAGGTTAATGTTACATTAATTTTTGATGCTGCACAGGCAATACTTGCTGCTAAGGCAGGAGCAACATATGTTTCACCATTTGTAGGAAGACTTGACGATAACTCGGTCAATGGGTTAGATGTAATCAGTGATATCTCTGAGATCTTTAATAAGCATTGGATCAAAACTCAGATTCTATCTGCATCCATTAGAGGAGTGAAGGCAGTTTCTACTTCTTTTGCTCTTGGTGCTCAAGTCGTGACAATGCCACCCACAGTTTTTGAGAAGATGTATAATCATGTTCTTACAGACAAAGGACTTCAATTATTTGATGCCGATTGGGCTGCAGTATTATCCCACACTAAATAAATTTTTAAATAGGTAATATGAAATTCACTGTTTATTCTAAAAATGGATGTCCTTATTGCGATAAGGTTAAACAGGTGTTAGAGTTATCTAAGTTAGAGCATGTCATTTATAAACTGGATGAGGATTTTAATAAATCAGGATTCTATTCCCAGTTTGGAGATGGATCTACTTTCCCTCAAGTTGTAGTGAATGACATGCAACATCTCGGTGGTTGCACCGAAACAGTTAAGTATCTTAAGGAGAACGAATTAGTCTAATGAAAAAAGTTGACGACTTTGAAACAGTTTATGACATGATCGAACATGCTATTGAACTTGCGTTCGATGGTAAGATGCAACTTAAATTTTATGAGTTTTTAAAGTATCGTAAAACTAAAAAAGAAGAAGTAGAGGCTTTTCTTCACAGTTCTACTGCAAAGGAGATCTCTGATCAAATCATAGAACTTCAAGAATATATTAAGGGAGGTGCTGACAATGATCATAAACAACTACGTGAGGCTTATGGACATATTCCTAAACCTAAAGCACGTAAAATACAAGCATACCTTACAGGTATTCTTGAAGATGCAGTGAGGTATCGCCATGACAGAAGACCTGGAAGACGAAAAAAAGTCTCTAAATAAAGACACCGCAGAGATCAATCGTGGTGTAGAATTATTGTTACGCAGAAGGAGGAAACCCGAAAAACCTAAAACCTTTCAAGTAAAGTTTGGAAAGTTAATTGCACTCTGGAATAGAGAAATTATTTTTCATTTTAATTTTTACTTGGACATCAGAAAAAAATAAAAAACTCTTGGAGGAGTGCCATGTCAGAAACATTAGTAGTAACCTTGACACTTACGACATTAGTGTCTATCCTTGCATTAATAGTAGGAGGTATGGTAGGATGGATGGCAAGACAGCATTCATATGAAACAACTCCTCAAGTGATCTACACTCATCCAGAAATGTTTGATACGAATGGGAATTTGGTTCCCGATGAAATTTTAGCCCTAAGAATTGAAACTCATGACAACACAGACGAAGAAGACGACGACTAGGAAGACAACAACTAAGAAAGTTAAACTTCCACCTAATCCTTTTGTACATGAAGTTCTTGACCTTGTAGATAGTCAAAGAACAAAGGCAAAGAAGATTCAAATTCTTCAAGAATATTCAGATGATGCATTGAAAGCGATTCTTATTTGGAATTTTGACCCCACTGCAATCTCAATTATTCCCTCAGGCCCAGTTCCTTATAAAGAGAATGAAGTTCCTGTGGGTACTGATCACACATCTCTTCGCAGAGAGTGGAAGAATCTTTATCATTTCTTGAAGGGTGGTAATGATAGTCTGAGTACGATGCGTAGAGAAACGATGTTTATTCAGATGCTTGAGGGTCTTCATCCTGAAGAGGCAAAGATTATATGTCTTGTAAAGGATAAAGATTTAGAAAGTAGATATAAAATTACTTATGATATGGTGCAACAAGCATATCCTGATATTCAATGGGGAGGCCGTTCATGACTACAAAGACAGAGAAAAAAGCAGAACCACCAAAACAGATTGAAAAAAATAAACAACAATATTCTTGCCAGATTATTTTAGAAAAAACCACTGTTGAAAAGGCAGAGGATAGGAATCTTCCTACTGATGCCTTTAATGTAAAATATACAGTAGAGGGTAAAGACCATTTGGATGTAACTCGTTCAGAAAAGATGGCAAATGTTTTTGATATGTATTATGATAAATATGGAGCAGGGTCTGTTAAGTCAATTGATTATGGATGCGGTACAATAAGACCCAATCTTTGGAATGTTAAATCACCTGAAAGGAAAAAAAGAAAAAGGAGGCCTCGGATCGATGAATGATAAAGAAATTGAACAACAAATTAATGACATCATTGAAGGAGAAATCCAGAATAGTATCAATGAATATCTTGAGCAACAACCAGAGGGACAAAAGGGATTTGATAATGGAGATGGTAAATTAAATGTGAGTGTATCGAAGGATGAAGTGGCTAAACTTGTAAAAGAATATAAGAAGGCTATGAAGTATAGAAAATCTAATCTCTTTCAAGCATCTCAACTCTTAGTGGATAAAAATGGTAGACAGTTGTAAAACTGTATCACGTTTTACAAAACTACTTGACTAAATAAAGTAACTGTGTTAGTATTAACACAACGTTCAGCCCAAAAGGGCCGCAAGTAAGCCGACTCGGAACGGAGCGTTCATCCTCATGGAAGTTCTATTAAGTACACTTCTAACGTGTGAATATGCTACAGGTTTGGTCAACCAGATCTACAAGCAGCATACTGACACACCAAAATCTGAACTCATTCAGATTGTGGCAGAGAGTACTGAGAAAGGATGCTTTGAGGACGCACAAGTTGACTGAAGGAACGGGGCCAAAATCCCTACTACTTTGGAGTAACACAATGGCACAAGTCACTTATCGTGGAGTCAAGTACGACTCTGACGAGTACAACGCAAAGGTGCTTTCAGAAGCAGCTCAGCGTCAGCGTCACGATCTTATGTATCGTGGTCTTAAAGTAAAGAGCAAGGCAGCTCCTTGCAGTTAAGTTAAAAGGGGGTTTACATACCCCCTTTTTTAATGTATAATTATTAAAAAGGTTATACTTATGGCACTACACATGAGAGAACAACTGATCAGAGCAGTGCTGGCACATGCTCAAGGTGAGATTGCAAAACATAGAGCAAATGTTGAAGTATATCTAGAACATCCTGCAGGTATTGGTGAGCATTCTGATATCACTGAAGCAATACAAGTAGAGTTGGATAAAATTGCTAGGTATGATGATCAGGTAGAAGTTATAAACAAATATTTTAGGTCAAGTCAAACTATGTCTGATATTGACAGAAGATCTCATGAATAAGGCAAAACTGAAAGTTTTAGTACAGGCTCTTAAAGAGATTGTAGATGAATTAGAATCAGAAGTTTATGCTGATGAAGATGTATTAGCATTCACTCCTCCACCTGAAGATTATGATGAGGTATTTAATGAATAGTCAGATTAAACTTGTAAGTGTAACACCAGATGCTGAACAGCACATGGCATATGTGGCCCGTGTTAGCAACCCTAAGAACCAAGACAATGAAAAGTTTGCTGGTCTTCTTAAGTATTGCATCCAGCACGGTCACTGGAGTGTCTTTGAGCAAGCATTCATGACAGTAGAGATCAATACTACTAGAGGATTAGCAGCACAGATACTCAGACACCGATCATTTACCTATCAAGAGTTCTCTCAGAGGTATGCTGATAGTAGTATGCTTGGTGATGAGATTCCTTTACCAGAA